AGAAGATCTTGAGGAATCAGAAGAGGATGAAGAGAAAAAAGAACTCGAAGAATCCGTAAAGAAACTCAAAAAAGATAAAAAAACTCTGCTCGAGCAGAATAAGAAATTTAAGAATATGATTTTGCAGTTGAAAGAAAAAGTTGAAGAAGTCAACCTTTCAAATGCAAAATTGTTGTACACGAATCGTATCTTGGACAGTGCCTCCTTGAATGAGCGACAAAGAAACAAAATTGTCGATGCTCTATCTAATGCCGATTCAGTTGAAGAAGCGAAAGTTATTTATGAAACGCTTCAAAGCGCAGTGGGAGCTTCGCGCAAACGAACTCCAAAATCACTGAGCGAAGTTGTTCAACGCTCTTCAACAACTTTGGCTCGTCGTAACAACGAGACAAAGACTTTAGATCCAGTCACAGATCGTTGGAAAATCTTGGCTGGTATCAATAAAGACAGGTAATAAAAGGAGGATTAATAAATGTCTGTTTTAGAAAAACTCACAGAAGGTATTGTTAATAGGGATCTTCAAAAAGAAGGTAACGCATTACTTGAAAAGTGGGAAAAAACTGGCCTTCTCGAAGGCCTAGGACAAGACCAACATAAAAGCGCAATGGCTCGTCTTCTCGAGAACCAAGCCAAAGAGCTTCTTCGCGAAGCTTCTTCAATGGCTGCTGGTGACGTAGAAGGTTTTGCTGCTGTCGCATTCCCAATTGTGCGCCGCGTATTTGGTGGTCTTATTGCTAATGATTTAGTTTCCGTTCAACCAATGAGTCTCCCGTCGGGCCTCATTTTCTTCTTGGATTTCCAGGCTACACCTGGCACCAATCCACGTTTGGGAATGACTGATAATGATTCATTGTTCGGCGGAGGCGTCACCGGCCAACAAATTACTGGTGGTGTTGATCTTGGAGCGAAGGCTGCTCGCAATGCTGAAAGTGGTTTTTATGGCCTAAATAGTGGCTATTCTTCACCAACTGGTTCAGCTTCACTAACTGATATCTACATCGTTGCTTCCGGCACGGTGGGTGGTGTCTGGTATATTGGTGATCAGAACCGCGCCACGTCGGTGGCACAAGTTGATGGCTCTGGCTCAGTTGCTGCTGATATCGAGGCGCTTCTAAGGCATGATCCGGATCTTAGTGGTTCTCGGGTTGCTATTGCTGCTATTCAGACTTCTGAGCTGTCGCAGCTTAACAAGGATAATCTTGTAAGCATCGCCCTTTCTTCGTCTCACCTTGCAGTTCCCGCCGGCGCGCACCCGGGCGCTCTGACTCAGCTTGGGGCACTTTCCCTAGGCGCCACGCAGGTTCGTCGACTAACTCAGTACAGTGGTAGTCACAAGCCAGGTGGTAAAAGCACGGCGACAATTCTTGTTGTTGCTGTTGGCACTGGTAGCATGGGTCTGGATAATCTTTCCGGAGCGCTCATGCAAGCCCCCACTGCCAAGTTTGCACAGACTGATAATTTTGGTGGTACTGCTGCTGCAGCCGCTGGCAACACAATTGGTTCTGTAGTTGGCGCAAGCTCTTGGGGCCTTGAAAATGATGCCGGTATTCCCGAGATCGATATCAAGGTTGACAGTGTGTCAGTGACCGCAGTCACCAAGAAGCTTAAGGCTAAATGGACTCCGGAGCTAGCGCAAGACCTCAACGCGTATCATAATCTTGATGCCGAGGTTGAGCTTACTGGCATTCTCTCTGAGCAAATTGCTCTTGAGATTGACCGCGAGATTCTTGAGGATCTCATGAAGGGCGCTACTGCTAGCACTCTTCACTGGTCACGCCATCCTGGTAAGTTCGTAAACCGCACTACTGGTGCTGAAATTGGAGCCGACACTGTCGCTCCTGACTTCACCGGTACTGTGTCTGAATGGTATGAAACCCTTTGCGAAACCATCAATGATGTTTCCGCTCAGATTCACCGTAAGACACTTCGCGGTGGTGCTAACTTCGTAGTTTGCAGCCCCGAGGTCGCTAATGTCCTCGAGTTCACTTCTGGCTTCCGTGCTGATGTAACGGGTGACAATGACAGAGGTACTGTTGGTGCTGTGAAGACTGGTAGTCTTAGCAAGAAATGGGATGTGTATGTAGACCCCTACTTCCCCAGGAACGTTGTTCTTGTTGGTCGTAAGGGTGGTTCGTTCCTTGAGAGCGGCTATGTATATGCTCCATATGTGCCTCTCCAGGTAACACCTACTATCTTTGGTATTGAAGACTTCGTGCCCCGTAAGGGTGTCATGACTCGCTATGCCAAGAAGATGGTGCGTCCTGATATGTACGGCCTTGTCGTCGTGCAAGATCTAGTTTAATATAACTTCCCTTAAGGGGGGTTAGATTATTGAGATCACACTAAGCCCCGGGCAATTGCCCGGGGCTTTTTTGTATCAAATAATATTGGTCCGATACGTTATCTTGTGACTATTTATATCAATAACATCGTATGACCAAGCGCTTATGAATTCATATGATGTGAATGCATTCACTTATAAGGAGATATAAAAAAATGGGTTCAAAAAGATCAGTTAATTTATTGAGAAAACTGGGAGGTGAGTTTAGAGTTGAAAACGCTAGTCTTAGATTAGATGAGAGTTATGTTAAAGTAACGGCTACCACCACACTCCTTGCTAAAAATTCCGGCAAGCTTCACATTGTTGGTCCCTTGGCAGCAGGTCTGGCAGCTGATACTATTATTTCACTACCGACCGCTGAAGATGGGTTGTTGTTCGAGTTTCACTACGTAGGTGGCGCCGTAGACGTGCAAGATTTCCAGATCAACACTGGTGCTAATGCCAATTATTTTATTGGTGGTGTTGCGCAACATGATCCAGACGATGGCGGTGATGACACTGTTGTATATCACCCAGATCTTAATTCAAATTCGAGAGTTAACTTCCTGACACCAGATTCTGGTACCTGGGCAAAAGTTGTCTGTGATGGGACTAATTGGTTCCTTAACGGAGTTTTAATTTCTGCTACCAATACCGGTATCACGTTCGCTGATCAGTAAGATCAATTTTCAATAATTTTCATAATTATGCCCCCGTCCCTAAAAAGGCGGGGGCTTTCTTTTAATGGCAAACTATTTAGTGTGTATAGGAGAACCTAATGAATGGCAGCCCCAACTTTAACCCCATCAAGCACGACGAGCGCAATAAGGCTACCGATAACAGGCGCTTCCACTCATGTAGCGTCAGTCGTTCCCTTTGGAATATATACCTCTTCGGCTGACTTCCTTGCCGGCGCCTCCGATCAAGTTGCATATACTTATAAAAAACTTGGCGGAGACGTATTAGATATTGAATTATCAGCATCTAACGTATATGCAGCTTACGAAGAAGCTGTTTTAGAGTATTCTTATATCGTCAACATACATCAAGGTAAAAATGTCCTTGGAAGTGTGTTGGGCGATGCTACTGGAACTTTCGACCACAATGGTCAGTTGAAAACTGAAGGAAATTCTCTCTCTTCCAGTCTAACAGCAGGTTCAAATGTTGATGGAGAGTATGTACATGCCCGGGCAGGCGTTTCGTTAAAATTGCCTAGGTTTCGTTTCGCTTACTCTAAAAGAATTGCCAAAGGAATTGGTTCCGAAATTGGTATCGGAGGGGATAAAACTGAATATTCAGCATCTTTTAGCACGGAAGTGGACAAACAGGATTATGATCTTCAATCTGTTATTTATTCCGCTTCTGTAGACTCTGACAACACTGGTTATCCATTTTATAACAAAGTTGGAAAGAACAAAATTAATATAACGCAGGTTTATTATAAAACTCCTCAAGCGATGTGGAGATTCTATGGATATTATGGTGGATTAAACACAGTTGGCAATTTGCAAAATTATGGCCAATGGGCAGACGACTCACAATTTCAAATTATTCCAGCTTGGCATAATAAACTACAAGCAATGAGTTTTGAGGACTCAATATATACAAGAAATTCTCATTATTCATATGAAATAAAAAATAACAGATTGAGAATATATCCACACTCAACAGCGATTACGGCCACAAAAATGTGGATTAGGTTTACGGTGGATGAGGACGCATGGGAAGAAGAAGCTGATCGGGCAAGAGGAAATGACGGGATAAACAACTTAAATACAGTTCCGTTTGCCAATATACCGTTCTCCAGTATAAATTCTATTGGGAAACAATGGATTAGAAGATTTGCTTTGGCCCTAACAAAGGAAATGTTAGGACAGGTTCGTGGTAAATTTGGAACGATACCAATACCGGGAGAAAGCGTAACTCTTAATGGGGAAGCTTTGATAAGTCAAGCAAAAGAAGAACAGGAAAAATTAAGAGAAGAACTTAAGACTGTTCTAGATGAATTAACTTATACTAAATTAGCGGAGAACGACGCAAATGTGTTAGAACATGTCCAAAATGCTGAAAAGAAGATCCCCATGGGTATATTTGTAGGATAAAATAAACAATGTCAGAAGCTAATAAATGGAAACAGCCAGCTCAGCCTCCACCGCCGCTGTTTGTTGGAAAAAAAGAGAAAGATCTCGTTAAGCAAGTTAACGATGAACTTATCGAAAGAGTAATAGGACAACAAGTATTATATTATCCAATAAGTGTTGAACATACAGATTTCCATTCTCTCTACGGGGAGGCTATAAATAAAACGTTTTTACCACCCGTCCGCGTTTATGCGCTGGTTGATTGGGAGGGAATGGAAACTTCATGGTTAAGCGACGTTGGGGTTGATAGGCAGAGTTCAATAAATGTACATTTTCATAAAAGAAGATTAACTGAAGATCAAAATTTGTATGTGAGGATTGGAGACTTTGTTTTGTATGGTGACATTTATTATGAAATTGTAACTCTAAATGAGCCAAAGCAGCTTTTTGGTCAAATAGATAGCAGGATGGAAATTTCTGCTAAATGTATTCGTGCTCGCGAGGGTCTGTTTGATGCCACCTGATTATAAATATACCGGAGTTGACGATCCTAGCATAATTGAAGAAAGAATAGTTATGCCGTCCACTTTAGAAACTATAGATAAGGCCATGTTCGACTATATTGATGATGAATTAAACATATTTACCACAACAAACAAAGGTTGGAAAAAGGTACCTGTTGTTTGGCTTTCTGCTGAACGTGCTCACCAAATTAAAAGTAATAAAGACTTGAGAGACATGTCTGGTTCCTTCGTGTTGCCGGCTATAACTGTCAATAGATCTTCTGTAGTCAAAGATCCTGCTAGAAAGGGAATATTTTTTGGGAACGTGCCTCCAATCACGGACAGAAAGGGCGGATCTATAACAATTGCAAGAAGAATTAATCAAGACAAAACACAAAAATTTGCCAATGCTGATTCTAACAGAGCGCATAGGCAAGGCACTTTTCCTAGAAAAAATAAGAAGGTTGTATATCAATCCATGTCAATTCCCATGCCTGTTTATGTGGATGTAACTTATAAAATTGTTTTGAGAACCGAATATCAACAACAAATGAATGAAATGGTAACTCCATTTATTACAAAAACCGGAGGCATAAATTATTTCCTTTTGAAGAAAGACGAACATAGATTTGAAAGTTTTATACAGCAAGAGTTCGCGCAAGACAATAATGTTTCATCGCTCGAAGCGGACGAAAGAAAGTACCAAACTTCAATTGATATAAAAGTTCTCGGCTACTTGATAGGCGAGGATAAAAATCAAGAAAAGCCAAAAATTGTCATTAGGGAAAATGCGGTTCAAGTTAGATTTCCTAGAGAACGAGTTATTTCTGGAGACATACCTGAACACATCGATAAGAGAGGATTTTATCGAGATTAAGAAGGACTTTCAGTTTTCAACTAACTATTTATTAGAGAATTGATTTTTTATGCTTACGTAAAGGAGATCGTAGAATATGACAGCCAAGAAATTTAAGTTTGTTTCACCGGGTATTTTCATTGATGAGATTGACAACTCGCAATTACCTAATCGCGGCGCCGCAATAGGCCCAGTAGTTATTGGACGTTTGGAACGCGGCCCCGCAATGCGGCCCGTACATGTTAACTCTTTTTCAGAATTTGTTGAAATGTTTGGAAACCCAATGCCAGGTGGCAAGGGTGGTGATGTTTGGAGAGACGGAAATTATACAGCTCCCACGTATGCGGGATACGCTGCTCAAGCTTGGTTAAGAAACAACAGCCCGTTAAATGTTGTAAGACTACTTGGCGTTCAACATTCAAAAGCTTCTGGCAACGGCGTAGCTGGATGGGACATGGGCGATGTATCTGCCGGCAAAGCCGCCGGTGCAGGCGGAGCTTACGGGTTGTTTCTTACAGATGCGTACACCAACGACATGCAGGCTGCCGGCGGCTCCGGGCCGCCCCGGGGGATGGTTACTGGCGCCCTCGCGGCAGTTTGGTATCTTAATAGATACACGTCTATTGAACTTTCTGGCACTGCTCCGTTTTCCGGAACTGTCGCAATAACCGGAACGTCTACTTTTATCGCTACTGGTTCAGGAGGCTCTCATGAGTTTACAGCTCTTATTAGAAGTGGGACCGCTGTGCACGCCGGCGGAAACATGAGTGCTGGTCACGATGCAGCAGTAGAAAAAGTTGTATTCAACTTCAATAGAAATAGTCAAAACTATATTAGAAGAGTTTTTAACACCAATCCAACATTGGTCAACACTACAACTACACAAGCCGGCGCAGCGAAAGGATATTTTTTGGGCCAAACTTATGATCAATTTATTGAAGATACGTTCAAAAATGGAACAGTAAGCGAAGGCATCCTTATGGGTCTTTCTAGTAGAACAAACGACCAAGAATATGCCGGCAATGGACAAGGTATGGCAAATGGCGGAACTGGATGGCTTATTTCACAAGATCTTGGCAACGCCGCCGCTTATAGTCCTGAGAACATGCAAAAATTGTTCAGACTCAGAACTCTAGACGGCGGCGAATGGGCACAGAATAATCTTAAAGTTTCAATTCAAGATGTCATACCGTCTACCAATGATAGCG